ATTGCAGAACCACTACCTGTTTGGTCTTGTATACCACCACCACCTACACTTACGTTATAAGTTCCTTTATATAATCTAATTGTTGAAACATTTACTCCACCTCCTCCGCCACCTTTACTACCAGCAGTTCCATTTACTAATCCACCACCACCTCCTCCAACAATTAACACATCAACAATAGAGCCAGTTGTTACATTTAATGTATAACTGCCTGATGTAAATTTAAGATAACTATAATTTGTACTACCCGATGTGAATGTACCTGTTGTACCTCCATCTGCAGTAAATCCAAATATTCCTAATTGTTGAGAACCTAAAAATGTAGTTGGTGTAAATCTCATTATACTAAATTATTAATTGCTGCTGCGTATATTGTAGAACTATCAAATGTGATAAATGTGATAATATCTTTTGAAGCTGACGCTTGTGTTGCTACATATCCATTACCTGCAGGGAATTTAATTGTTGAATTATAAGTTAAACTTCCACTTGCAGGATTAGCTTGTGTAATCAATAAGTTTATAGTTTGACCTGCTTTTATATTTGTTGCAGTTAATTCAGTTGAACTACCAGATACTAATGTTAAAGTAAAGAAGTTACCAGTTGATAAATCCATACTTGCAGTATTAGAACTAATGGTTAAAGGAACTATATTTCCTAATACACTACCTGTAATTGTTTGTGTTGCTTTAAAGTCATTCGAACCAGTAGTTGCGTATGAGCCGGTTAGTAATCCAATTGATGTCCATTTTGCATCGTTACTTGCAGTGTATGTGTTTATACTTGCTGTAAATAAATTAGTTGATGCAGTAAATTGATTCAATAATGTAGTAGATGCACCTTGTGATGATGTAAATGCGTTAAACGATGCAGTAGTTGATAGGCCTGCTATAATATTATTTGTGCTTTGTGTATATGAATTAAACGAAGATGTATTTAATTTAGTATTAATTGAATTTACTAAACTTGCACTAACTGCACTTAATTCAGCTTCAGTTACATATCCAGTATCCAATGAAGAACTAAATGATAATAATTGTACTATTGATGCAGTTGCTGAATTATTAAAAGGTATTTGTGATGCAGTGAATTGATTTAAATTAGATATAGATGAGTCAGTAGAAGCAGTATATGCATTAAATGAAGCAGTACCTACTTTTGTATTATCATTTACTAAACTAATATCAGCAATCGTTCCGTTCACATTTGCCACAAGACTTGCAGTCATTAAACCACTAAAATTAAATCTAGTAGCATTACCTAATGTAATACCTGCAGATTGTATTTGATTTATCGAACCTGTGAAAGCAGTTAATTGAGATGTTTGTGATTGTAAACCACTAACCGATGCATTCAAAGATTGTGTTGATGCATTATATCCTGTATTGATTGTTAACTGACTTGCAGTAAATGTATTCAACGCAGTGAATGATGGTTGTTGAGACGCACTAAACTGATTCAATAAGTTAATTGAATTAGTTACTGATGCTGTAAATGAATTGTATGGTATTTCATTCACCGATGAGTCAATCATATTAACATTAAACGCTCGTAAGTCCGAAGGTGTAATTTCACCTGCGTTGTTAGTAGGGAATGATTGATTATTATCAACTATAAGTGCTTGCTTTGATATTTGAGACATATCTTTATTTTATTTTTACTGATTTACTTGTTCGAAACCTTCATCGTATCCATCACTAAATCCACCACCGCCTGTTCTTGTAGGTGATTGTATGTTACCAATACCTTGTTGCATCAATGCTCCATTGCAACATTTAACATCATAAGTAGGTTTATCTAAACATAAACAACCTCTCCTACTATTCTTTGGTGAACTTAATCCACGAGTAGGGCCTAAGAATATACCAGACTGATTCTCTCTATTGACTGAATATCTTAAATTACCATTTCTGCTATTGCTCCAAATGCCTCCCATAGTTTCGTTTTAGTAATAACAATAAAGATTTGAAAAGTTATTATCCTATCTTCTTCATTGCTTCGTTATGTAATAGAGTATCTGTTTTATTTCTATCCGATTTGTATGCAAGATATAATAAACACTTCTCTAATGGTTCTCTTGTGACCATATCTATTTTCGTAATGTCTCCGTTGGCGAGGTCAATGAGCGTGGAATAAGCTGCCCACTTCTTTCCAAAATTTGCTTGATGTTGGGATGTATATCCTTCACCATCGTAGATTTCAGGGTAGCGTTCAGCAAGTCCATTAATAAATTGACAAAAAAAAACAAACTACCGAAGTGAACATCCATACCTACTTTTAAAAATAGTTCCTCTCTCATCTCACCATCGTATGCTTCAATAGAATACATCTCACCTTTCTTATGTTTAACGGGTCTATATAGTACGGACATTATCTTTGCCCAGTTCTTATCTATTGTCAGTTGTTTATATTGTGTTACATCTGCGTAAGCACCATAAGACATTTGAGATAGGTTAGGTTCGAATCCGTATTCCTTTCCCTCTATCGTTATGATTCTTTGTAGTGGCAAATCAGTATTACCTAAGAAAGATTCTAATTGTGTTTTAACTAATGCGTAATCATCTATTGAAATTCTTTTTAAATACTTTGGTTCTAGTCCGCATAGGTGATATAACATTAACGCAGTAACTGCATCTGCATCATCTTTGTATGATTCTAATTCATTCTGTAATTCTATCCATTGTTTCAAAGTAATGTCTGCGTAAGACGTTGGTACTTTTAACTCTATTTCTTTTATTGCCATATGTTTAATGCTTTTAATATATTTGTTAATCTTGTAACTTTCTTTTCTTCTATTTCTAATTTAGTGTTAATCATTATTAGTTGTGCAGTCTTATCTTCTACTTGCTTCTCTAAGTCTTTTGCATAGAGTATAAGTTCTCTTATCTCATCCGAAGTCCACATCTGCGGTCTCGTGTCACTAAATCCATTATTTAAATCTATGTTTTCCATTAGTATTTATATTGTCCTATTGTTATTGCGTATGTTCCTTTACGTTGTGCTTTCTGACTTAACTTCATCATACAACAATACCTTGCAGCATCTATTAAGTGGTCTAATCCTCCTTCAGGTGTGTCAGTAGTATAACCATGTTTGTCAGTTGAGTATTGGTAGGCATACATCTCATTAATTAAGTTCTGTGATGTTTTAAGTATTTGTATCTTATAATTCTGCATCACACCTATACCAAACTTAATACTATCCTTTCCTTTTACAACAGGCTTAATGTTAAACCCACTCCTATATAATTCTTCAATCAGTCTTGGTTCTGCACTATCACCCCATATCTCTTCACTCTTTTGTATATCTAATGAATTTAATTTAGCTACTATGTCGTTTGTCACTAATCCTTTTTCGTAAATAAGTTCTTCCAAAAAGATTGTATCACTATTTTTATATACTGCACATAATGCCGTTGGGTCAGAACTAAATCCAAAGTCAATACCAAATCCAACGAAGTCAGCATCAATACTATCACACAAATCAAATTGAAAAATTGCTTTATCATTTGGTGCAAACTCACCCTTACCATATATCTTCCAGTATTTCTCGTTAGTGTGTTGTAAGTTCTCAATAGCATCTACCATTTCTTTTGGTAAGTAAATATTATCTCTATATGTTGTTACATATCTCTCAACCTCTGGCATTGTTCTAAGCCAATGGTAAGGACTAACTGTCGGGTTGTAAGCAAGTATGATTTTGCCTGAAGTTCTAATAGATAACTGAAAATAACTTTCCTCATCAATCTCACTTGCCTCATCAATAAAAAGAATAGTAGATTTAATACCACGTAACTTATCAGCATCATCAGTAGAGAGGAATTGAATAGTAGAATCGTAGAGATTATAGAGCCTGTCAGTAATATTAAAGTTTTCATCTTGCCATATGTTTAGTCCCTGTAAGATATCCTTAAAATCCTTTATTACGGTGCGTTTAAGGGATGGTATTGTTTTCCTTACTATTGTTATCGTTTCTTTATTTTCTATTGCCTTTACTATCAGAAATTGCAATACAGCATATGTCTTACCACTTCTTGTTCCTCCTATGTGTTGTGTAACCCTACTCTTAGAATCTAATAGGTTTTCAAATGTGACAGTTGTGTTAATCTCTAAGTTCATCTTTGCTGCCTGTTCTATTTATGTTTATACTAACTTGCTGTATCCTATGGTCTATCTCACCTGTAATCTCTAATGCAGATTTCTTTGGTACGATATACTCTAATAGTTTTAAATAAAGTTTAGCTGCTTCAATTGGATTTTCTTTTCTTATCTTTTCAAAATCCTCTGTGATATTATCTAATCCTCTATTAGCAAGTCTAGCAATTGTAAGTTTTGCTTGCTCAGTGCTTCTATTTAATTGTCCTGCGGGTCTTCCCTTTCCTAATTGATTTCCTTTAACGAATGGCATAATTTATGTTTCTATATGTTATTTTAACAATGATATCTAACATTTGTAGTTGATTAGACAATTCTTTCAAATCCATACATCTTAATCATATTGCCATCTTCATCTGCAATTATCAACATACCACTATCTTCATTACCTCTTAATATTATTTGCTTATCTCTTATCCAAGTCCAATTAAAATTGAGATGCACATATTGATAATCTATATTATGATAGTTAGTATTCATAATGTCCGCGAGTATCAGGATAATCGGTTCTAATCATATTTCTACTTCTTGCATTTGGATTCATTTCTCTCTTTGCTTCAGGTGTCCTTCTATCAAGTATCCATTCCATTATTCCGTTATCCTTTATCTCTTTCAATTGTTTATCATAGTGTGCAATGACTGCCGTCTTATCACCAGTCTTATTGTATTCCTTCCATGCATTACTCAAAGCAGTTCTTATACTACAAAATCTATTAGTAGCTAAATTAGTTCTTGTGTCAAAAGGATATTGTTCTTTCTTTGGATACTTAGCTCTCTTTCTTTGTTCGATTACCTTTTGTGAAGCATTGACACACTTTGTACATTTCCATATAGGTTTAAGTGTATGGAATGATTCATTACAATTCTTACATGTCCTTTGCTCTCCTATCTTTCTATTAAATGGTTTCTTAAACATCAAATGGATTATCTATAACTTGTTCTAAATATTTTCTTATCTTCTTTACTGCAAGGAAGGTTGTACTCTTGCTGATTTTAATCTTCTTTGCAACTTCGTCCAATGTGTCGTCACTCATCCAATATAGTTGAAATATCTTTGATTGAGGCCACATCTTTGTTTTCTCTAATTGCTTTAATTCTGCTAAGACTTGGTCATGTGTTCTTTGTATCTGTAAATCCTTTTCTTCATCATAAATAATTTCATCTTGTTCTTCCCATGCGGTATAGTCACCCATTAGTTTAACTCTATTTAATTTCTTAGTCTTATTCATAAATCTACTATGAAGAAACTTTGAACAATAGAATAAGTTATAAGTGTTATCACCCCAAAATAGTTTAGTATTACACTTCTCGTGTAAATAAATGTAAAGCTCTTGAACTAAATCTTCTGCTTCTTCTTTATTCTTTGTGACTTTTTTAGCCGAACTAATCAACCAACTATTAGATTCGTTGTATAGTCCGACTAATCTTCTTTCACATTCACTATGTTGAATACTACCTGAATCAATCATTATCTATTTTTTGCGTAATCGTGTAAAAAGTCTATTGCTCTTTTCCAATGTCCTCCTGCAGATGCGCAGGTGCAAGGTCTCATTTCATTCTCATCTCTAATGTGATTAAATGTATCCCAAATATAAGGTGCTTTATTTTCTGGTAAGTAAGCACCTATTTGACTCAATTCATTTTTAAGTTGTAAGAGTGCTTCTGGATTTAATTCATTCATTACTTAATAGTTTTTAACTTAGGCATCTTTAAATCTTCTGCTTTAGGTTGTTGTGGTACACCTTGTGGTGGTTTAACAGGATTAGATAAGTCTAATAAATGTTTAATCGTTTCAAAGTGAGGGTGATGTCCTGAGAATGATAATCCCATACATGCAAAGATTAAAACTAAATCCTCTACTCCTTTTAAGTTTTCCCAATTTACAAAGAATAATGCATCTTTATCAAATTCTACTTCTTTTGTTTCTAATGTGTACCCGAACTTTTCATCGAGTGTTGCTTTTGTAACTTCCATTTTGTTTTTAATTTATAATATACTAATTGTTTCCGAATATTCTGGACATGTCCATTGGTTCATTTTAACACGCCTTCTATCGCAGCCGCATGAACTATAACCAAATAGTCTAGCAACTTTATATGCCATCGTTTTACCATGTCCTAATGTCACTAATCCTATTGTATGCTCTAATATAGAACCCAATCTAATGAAGCATCCTATGCATTTAATTGTTTTTTTCATATTAATTTCTTATGTTTAATGATTTGCCTGTTTGTTTTACTGCTTGAATAAAACTACTTTCTATATATTCTAATTGCTTTCTACCGATACCTTCTAATTCAAGTAGAGTTTTAATATCATGTCTCTTCCATCCAAATTTATCAACTGATTTATGTAATACAGGTAATGAATCTCTTTTACCTTGTTTGAATTGTCTATAATGTTTTCTATGTTCAATCATTCTAACATTTAAATATGCTTCTGACATTCCAATATAAGTTTCACCATCAGGGTTTGTTATTGCATAGATGATACCATTCTTGTCAGCTTTTCTATACTTTCTTAAATACCCTACAAACTTATCCCAATTATTAGTTTGCCACTTTGCATGATGTTCTGGATTGATTTCTGTTCTAAACTTTTGATTATCTTTTGAGTTACAGCTTTTACACTTACGTTGTAGTCCTGATTTAGTTGAACTACATTTAGAGAATTGTGTGGTCTCTTTTGATTTACCACATTGTTTACATTCTTTAGTCATTTTTATTGTTTTATGTTAGATGTAATATACAACTTTTTTCTGATATTACCAAACATATATATCATTTTCAAAAGTCAAACGCATAAAAAAGACCAGTGAATGACAAAAAACACTGGCCTTATATATGTTTAGGATAGGACTTCACAATGTAATGCTGAATAGCAGTGAAGTATTTTTTAACCTATCTTTTGTAATAACATATTCTTTTTACTTTATCTTTAATCTTTTTTTATTTTCTTTTATTTATTCAGTGCTCTCTTCTGCTTTACTCTTAGTAAGTTACAACTTTTTCCTGATATTTCCAAATAATTCATAAAGTATTTTATTAAACTGCTTTACTGTTTCACTGCTGCTGCTTTCGTTTATGATTTAGATATTGTCTATCTTACACCCCCCTTACCCCCCTCATAGAAAATGAAGAGATAAGAGAGAGAATAATTAAAAGAGAATACCTAATATGATTTGAGTATCGCCTACCTTTACAGAGCCCCCATCCTTTCGGACAATAATAAATATATGAAACATTTTCCAAAACACAAAATTATAAACAAATTCTTTTTATAAAATACCCTAAAAACCCTATTTTTAACCATAAAACTAACTGTTTGGTTATCAATGACTTACATATATGACCATTTATCCTTAATTTTTACCACTTATCCACTTATTTTACCACTCATGTAATATTGCATAACTCGTTGATTTACAACGCTTTATAACTCGTTGATTATCAACCAGTTATGAAAAACCCCAAAAATAGTTCCAAAATGATTTGGTAGAGTAAGATATTTGTCGTATATTTGAGTATATTCAACCAATTAAGGTATGGGTATATAAGAAATACTATATATGTAAGTTTCCACATATACACGTATTATATTATTAAACGGAAACATAAACAAAGGGTGGTAACCTATACCAAAAAAAAATGACAAAGTTAATTTCAAAAGAAAAAAACTTTACTTGGGAACAAGTAACAAATTGGGATGAAAAATTAGAAACATTATTAAGTGGAAAATTTAATAAAGTTTTAAGTTGGGATTTAGATTATCTGTATTATGAACACCCAAAAACAAAAATGAGAGTAGAATTTAATAATCTAAATCTCAAAGATTGTTATTCAGTATTTCCATTTGGTGATAGTGAATACTACGATAAAGGTAGGAAAGGTAGTTTAGTAAATGTTGATACTTTAGACGAAGTGAAACAAATTCTGGCAAAACACAAAATCATTAAATAATCAAAACGGGGAAGTGAAATATCTTCCCCTTTTTAATAAAATCTTTTATAAACAAAACCTCAATAGTGCCGTAGGTAACCAAACGGAACAAAACAAAAATGACACAGTCAAAAGTAACAAAAAAGTTAGTATCTGAATTTCTAACAAAAGAACAATTAAATTCATTAGTAATGACTATTAGTAATGACACTTTCCACAATTTCAAATTAGTAAGTAAAAAGAAAAATTATGAAATATTTCAAACGAATAGTGGTATGGAAGAAACCTTTTTAGAATTAGAAAGAAATAAAGAAGATAATCTTTGTATTACAGTAGGGACTTCATTATTCCCATTTAGTAGATTAGAAACTAATATAGGAATTGATGATGGATACTTTGTTCAAGATGGTACTATCGAAGTGATTAAATCACAAATCAAATGTATGTCGGATTTTTTAGGTCATTCTTTAGAATTAGTATAATACAAAATCATTAAATAATCAAAACGGGGAGTTGAAAATATACTCCCCTTTTACAAAACAAAAAGTTATGATGTCAAAAAAAGAACATGAGGAAATGGTAAAAAACTTACCAACACATGATTGGACTAACGAACAACAATTGGAATACCAATTAGAAATTCAAAAAAAGTTTCACCAAAAAGAATTGGAAAGAAAATCTTTAGAAAATGTAGAACTTTATACGGATAATGTTTTACTTAAAAGACAAATAAAAACATTACAAACACAAGTAGAAAAAGGAAAGGAATTAATTTCAAAATTACAAAAACAAATAAAAAAATAAGTTATGATATACAAAAACATAAAAGAAAGACTAGAACACAAAATAGAAATTCTGTCAAATAAAATTGATGAATTAGAAACACAATTAGAAAGTTATAGTAAATTACATAGTGAAGTTCATAAAGGTATTGAACGAGTATGGAGTATTGATAATACATTATCACCTTCTCCTGAAGATTACGATTTGTATCTTAACCACTTAAAGAGAAATCCATTTAGTGATGACGAACAAAATAAAGTATCTCAATTAAACAAAGAACGAAGTGAAATTATAGAGGAAATATTCTATAAGATTGGAAACGAATGGATTGGTGGTGATTATCGTGCAGGTTTACAAAAGAGAACTGACCCTGAAAGATGGGAAAGTTTAGATGATATGGATGGTAGTTGGACTGAGGATGATATTGAAAAAGGAAATCATTTACCATTTTAATTATGTCTATGAAATTTTGGGATAGTGAAATAGTCCAAAGTGAATTTAATTTTGATATGGGTAAGAAATTACTCATATCAAATTTAGATTTGTTACATGGAATGTCAGTTGAAGAGTCTACTCTATATAAAAAGTGGAGTGAGTTTAATGATGATTTACATACTTCTATGAAACGATTACCTGTATTACAATCTTACTTTGATACGATATGGACACCTACTAATATAATGGATAAAGATTTAACCATTTCAGAAATTCTTTCACTTCAACCATATGTCGAATTAACGGATGATGCAGTAAGATGGACTGATATTAGAAAACTTATTTCCTCAATGGAGTTTACTGCAAATCCTGGCAGAAATGTAAAAGCATTTGTGAAAGATAGAGTAAGTGGTAAATTGTTAGGAGTTATTAGTTTAGGTAGTGATGTAACGAGTTTAGGTGTTAGAGATAAGTTTATTGGTTGGAGTAAAGATAATAAGTTTAAGGATGGTAAATTAAACAATACTGCAATAGGAACATCAATTGTCCCAACACAACCATTAGGGTTTAATTTCTTAGGTGGTAAGTTAGTTGCAGCTTTAACTACATCTCCTGTTTTTAGAAGTGAATGGGAAACTAAATATAACAATACATTAATTGCAGTAGGGACAACCTCTCTATATGGTGCAAGTAGTCAATATAATGGTATTCCACATTTCAAAACATTAGGTGAAAGTGCAGGTAAAGTTAATATAAAACCTGACGACTATTATTATAATATGTTTCACAAATGGTTAAAAGAAACTCATAGTGAATGGTATAAAAAGAATATTGATGATGCTTCGTTAGATAAGTCAGGCCCTGTTAGTGGTGTAAAACAAAAGATTATAGGTAAGATATTCAAAGAGTGTGGTATTAAAAATGATACATACCACCACGGATTTAAGAGAGGTGTATATTTTGCACCAATGTATGAGAATGGTAATCAATATCTTTGTAGTAAAATTGAAGTGAAAGATTTAGTTATGAAACCTAAATTTATAGAAGGTGATGATTATACTATTCGTTGGTGGAAAGATAAAGCAATTAAGAGATATACAACACTACATACGGAAAATAGATTAAAAGATGAAACCCTATTCTATTCTAATATAATTGGAATGCATTGGGAGGATTGTAAAACAAAATACCTTAAAGATATAGGTAGATAAAATAGTTTGTTTAATAAAGTTGTTAGTTAAGTCATTTCTAACAACAAACCCGAGTCGTAAATGGCTCGGGTCTTTTTTGTTTCTTATTTTCCGTATATTCTCCGATTTGGTATATAGATACCAATATTGTAATTGAGTGTCAGGAAGCAGTCTTAAAATTAGGTTGTAACCTATTTTTATAAACTCTTACCATACTTGTTATTACTTAAATAATTTATTTCTATTTGAAGTGAATTTATTTGTTTAGATAACTCTAAAACTAATTCTCTCAATTCTGAAATTTGTTTCTGTTGCGCCTCTACTTTTAACTGCAAATCATAAAGATTGTAGTCAAACTTCTCCTTTCGGAATAAGTGCATCATTTTATTTTATTTTGGTTCTTGAATAGGAATACAGTTAGGGACTTGTCTACCATCCATATCTTTCATTCCATATTGTTCGTAACCTTCGGTGCAAGGGTCACTTGCATCTTTTAAGTTTATTCCTTTATACTTTGTATCGTATGATACTCTTGCATGTACCTTAGATGACATTTCAGTTATCTTAGACATCTTATCTTTATCGTAATATGAATTACAAATAGCAGCTGCCTGAC